GCTCCACGCCGATACCCATCCCGAGCGGCTCGCCCGCCGGTTTGGAGTGACGGCGGGCTACATCCGTCAGCAATGGCGGAACCTCAATCCCCAGGAGATGGCGAGCCTGCAGGACGCATTGACCGAGTTGGAAAAATCGAGGTAGTCCATGAGTGAAGGTCCCAGTCCCCGCCGGGGTAGCTCCGGCCCGTTCGAGGGCTTCAGCGAAGGCGAGCACGGCCGTGGGCCGACGCCTTACAAGAAATCCCACAGTGCCAAGCCTGCCTCTCTCGCCTCGCATGCCGCGACCACGGGCCGGGGTGACTCGGGTGTCTTCGGTGGCCGCGATGGCAACAAAGGCTCGATGCAGGACTACGAGCACCCGCAGAGCCATGCGGAGTTTGAGTCCCTCGGCGCGAAGTAATGCCCTGGCAACCTGCCGACGCTGCGCGCCACACGAAGAAGGCCAAGAGCGCGACCGCCAAACGCCAATGGAAGGATGTGGCCAATAGCGCTCTGGAGCGTGGTGCTTCAGAGGGCTCCGCCATCCGCCAGGCCAACGCAGTCGTGAAGCGGCGCCGGCAGAAATGGGCGTGATAACAAAGCGAGACCTGACATGTACATGACCCCTCCGGGCAGCGGCGGCAACTTCACCGGCCGCAACAGCGTGTCCTACAGCACTGCGACACTGGTCGAGCCTGCCGATGTCGCGCAGGCCATCAAGCAGGGCTGGACGCCAGCGGACCCGGGTGATGTGAACGTCGTCGCGCTCACTCTACCCACGGGCAGCACGAACAACCTCGCGCCAATCGGCTTCTCCAGCGCCACCAAGCGCCTGGAGATCACGGCCAATTCCGCGGGTAGCACCCTGACCGGTCTCATGGCAGGAGCGGAAGACCAGCAGATTATGGTGGTCAATCTCGGTACTGGCGCGCTGACCTTGACCGCGCAGAGCGCGAGTTCCACGGCCGCGAATCGCTTCCTGTCCAATGCCAATGCCACCCTGGCGGCATCCGGCGGAGCGGCACTCCTGCTGTACTCGACCACACAGGCCCGCTGGATCGTGCGATGACATGGAGTCGGTCGCGCAGTTCCCTCCGAAGCTCGAGCCGCTCTTCAAGCGCGCACCCTACAAGGTGCTCCGCGGGGGTCGTGGCGGTGGCAAGAGTTGGGGAGTTGCCCGCGCGCTCCTGATCGAGGGTCTGCAGCGCCCGATCCGCGTCCTGTGTACCCGCGAGACGCAGAAGTCCATCCGCGACTCTGTGCACAAGCTCCTCGTTGATCAGATCGCCCGCTTAGGATTGGCCTCGCAATACTCCGTCCAGCAAGTACAGATCACCGGCAACCGGGAGTGGATGATCGACGGTATCCCCCGGCGCACGGAGTTCATCTTCGCCGGCCTATCGGACATGACCGCGGACTCCATCAAGTCCTTTGAGGGCGCGGACATCGTGTGGGTGGAGGAGGGCCAGGTCGTCACCGACCGCTCGTGGACCATCCTGATCCCGACCATCCGCAAAGAGGGCTCGGAGATCTGGATCACGTTCAACCCCGAGTTGGACACCGATCCCACTTGGGAGCGCTTCATCGAGCATCCTCCCAAGGGGACCATCAATATCGAGCTGAACTATCACGATAATCCGTGGTTTACGGAATCGATGAACGAGAAGCGCCTGCATGACAAGGCGACGCTACCGACCTACGAATACGAGTGGATCTGGGAGGGCAAGTGCAAGCCTGCGGTGACGGGCGCGATCTACGCGGACCAGATGGCTCAACTGTTTGCCGACCATCGGGTGGGGGACTATCCGGTCAATGCCTTCGCTCCAGTCTATGCGGTGTTCGATCTCGGTTGGAACGATGCGACCGCCATCGTGGTCTGTCAGCGCGAGCTCTCCGCGCTCCGGGTGATCGATTACATCGAGGACCATCACAAGACCCTCGACTGGTATTCGGGCCAGTTGCGCTCCAAGGATTACGTGATCAGCGAGTTGTTCCTCCCGCATGACGGCGCCCATGACCATTTGACCGGTCCGAGTGCTCAGCGAACGCTCGAGGACCTCAAGTGGCGGGTGAACGTGCTGCCGAACCAGGACGTCGAGGACGGCATCCGGGCGCTGCGCATGATGTTCAAGTCGCTCTACATCAACGGTCGCTGTACCCGCCTGGTGGAGTGTCTCAAGCGCTATCGCCGGGTGATTCCTCCGTCCACGATGGAGCCGGCCCGGCCGAAGCATGACGAGTTCAGCCACGGCGCGGATGCGATGCGCTATGCCGCCTTGGCCGCCCCGCAGATGGGGACGTACAGCGAGAACGGTGGGCTCGAGCTGCCGCCGCTCAACTACAAATGGGGTTTTCGGACGTGAGCATTGCCACAGAACAAAAGGTCGAGCAGTTGATCGAGCGCGTGAAACGACTCGAGGACTATGTCACGGAACTGGCGGCCGACCTGCGCAAGGCACAAGAGCACATTACAGAGCTGCGCAATGGCCGTAAAAAATGACCCGTCGCAGATTCGGGCTGAACTGCGCGAGGCATTCAAGTCCGCAGTGCAGGGGGAGATCCGGTTTGGCATCCGCGAGGACTGCCGGCCCGAGTTGGACCAGCGGTGGGACAAGATCATGGATCTCATCGAGAAACTGACGCGTGGCTAACGAGAATACCGACAGCCCGGAGACCCAGGCGCCGAAGGTCGGCGAGAAGATGACGGACGAGGCCTTGCTCGCCCTCATCGCCTCCTACGAGCGTGCCTCCCTGGGCTCGCAGGTGGCCGCGGGAGCTACGATCTCGACCACGGTCTATCCATCCAACGCAGTCATGACAACGTTGGAGATCGACCGCTACAACGCGCTGAACGCCTATTTCGCCCGTCCTCTGGGCAACGAGATCGAGAACCGCTCCCAGGTGGTAATTCCCACCCTGAGAGACACGATCGAATGGATGATGCCGCAGTTGATGCGCATCTTCGCCGGCTCGAAGACCATCTGTCGGTTTGACCCCGAGAACCAGCAGGACGAGGACCAGGCGGAAGCTGAGACGCTCGTCGTCAATCACATCTTCATGCAGCAGAACGACGGGTTCTTGGTGCTGCATGACTTTTTCAAAGATGCGCTCCTGATGCGCAACGGCTACGTGGAGGTCTACACCAAGGAGCAGAAATCCGTAAAGGAGGAGAGCTACTCGGGAATGAACCAGATCGAGCTCGCCTCGCTCCTGCAGGACACCGCAGACGAGAAGCTCGAGGTGCTCTCCCAGCGCGAGTATCAGCAGGACATCCATCTGCCTCTCCCGCAGGGCCAGCAGGGCACACCCCGGGTGATTGCACAAGTACCGGTCTGGGACCTCAAGATCCGGCGCACGCAGCAGAAGAAATCCGTCTGTGTCACCTGTCTACCGCCTGAAGAGATGCGCGTTACCCCCAGGGCCCGCGAAGGGATGGAGGGGATCGTCTTCAGCCAGCACCAGACGACCAAGCCCCGCTCCGACCTGATCACGGAAGGATTTGACCGCACGATTGTGAATGCCGCAGCCGCAGGCCGACCCAATTGGCTCGAGATCGACGCGCTCGCGCGCAATCAGGTGGTGGACCAACTCTCGGTCGAGAATCCGTCCGATTTCGCTATGCAGGAGATCGAGCTCCGCAAGACCATCCTCATGGTCGATTATGACGGCGACGGGATTGCTGAATTGCGCCGGGTGCTGGTCGCCGGGGACAAGATCCTCGAGAACGAGGTGATCGAGGAGACGCCCTTCGTCTCGACCTCCCCGATGCGCATGCCTCATCGTCATACGGGCATCAGCATCTACGACCTCGTCATGGACCTTCAGGTCATTCAGACGAATCTGTGGCGGCAGGGGCTCGACAATCTCACGATCGCGAACAACCAGCGGGTGGCGGTCGATTGGCGCTCAGCGAACTTCGATGACTTGCTCTCCAGTCGCCCCGGCGGGGTGGTGCGGGGATCCGGCCCCCCGTCGAGCTGGATCATGCCGATCGAGATGCCATCCAACCTCGTGCAGCAGGTGCTCCCCGCACTTGAGTACATCGATCAGATGCGCTCGAACCGCACTGGCATCGGTAAGGGCACGATGGGGCTCGATGCGGACGAACTCCAGAACGTCACCAAAGGGGGGCAACTGGCGGCGATGTCCGCGGCGAGTCTCATCCTGGAACTGATCGCCCGCTTACTCGCAGAAGGGGTGAAGTGGGTCTTCCTCAAGATCCACGCCGAGTTGATGCGCCATCAGGACAAGCCGCTGGAGTTTGAGATCAGCGGTAAATGGATGCAGGTCGATCCTTCCCAATGGCGCCGGCGCACGAAAGTGACCCCCAATGTCGGTCTTGGATCGGGCAACCGCGAAGAGATGCGCGCGAATATTCAACTTCTCGCCCAAGGACAGACCGCGCTCGCCCAGATGGGACTGGTAGGGCCTAAGCAGGCATTCGAGTCCTTCAAGATGCTGTGCGAATCGCTTGGCTTCTCCAATCCTGAACGCTTTGCGATGGACCCCTCGAGCCAGGAATACCAGCAGCACATGCAACAGATGCAGCAGATGCAGGCAAGTGCTCCGCCGGCTCCACCGGTGCAGGTCGCGCAGATCAAGGCCCAGAGCGAGGAGGCCAAACAGCAGGCCGAGACCCAACGACAGGTGCTGCAATTGCAAAAGGAGCTGTATCAGTCCCGTAGCGAACTGCTGCAGGATCAGGCGCAGCACATGCAGCAACTCCAGCATGAGGACCACCAGAACGCCCACGACAGAGGTGTGCAGGTGGATGCCAATCAGTCGCAAGTGATGATGACCCTCCTCAAGGTGCTGGGGCCGATCATCGCCGCGCAGTTGAAGGGCGATCCGTCCGCGAATGCGGGCCAGGTCCTGGCACAAGACACGCAAGCCGCGGAGTCGGGCCTGCACGAGAAGCTTTCCGCGCTGACCGATGCCATCGGCAGCCTCAACAAACCCCGTATTGCCACACTCTCTGACGGTCGTCAGATCAGGATCGAATGATGAAACGCTTAGGTCTTTTCCTTGTCTCCCTGCTGCTGACGCTCACTGCGACAGCAACGCCTCAGTACACCACGACCCATCGCAACAATGCGATGTCGGACCTCGTGACGGCGCTGGGCTCAACCGCGACGTTGATGGTATTGACCGGGGCCCAGCCGGCCAGTGTCGCGACGGTGGACAGCGGCACCGTCCTCGTGGTGCTCTCCCTCTCCTCGACCGCCGGCACGGTCTCGGGTGGCGTGTTGACCATGAACGCCATTACCGCGGCCAATGCTACTGCGACGGGGACCGCGGGTCATTGGCTGTTATGCACAACCAGTAGCACCGCCAATTGCGTGGCCGTTTCCAGCACGACCCGCATTGCCCAGGGGAGTGTCGGCACGTCGGGGGCTGATCTGAATTTCTCCAGTACCTCATTCACCTCTGGAGAGAATATCTCGGTCACCTCATTCACGATCACCGCCAACGGGGCGTGATGGGACAATAAGATGCCCACGGGACATAACAAGGCTCAGGCGCAACAAGTCTTCACCTTTCCGAAGACCAGCATTCCTGACGGAGCCACTCCGGTTCCAGTCACACTGCTCCCGGCGTCCGTGGCTTCACTCACCATGTCGGTCGCACGCTGCACGGACGCGGACCCGACGATCTGGCCCGATCCGACTACAACCCTCGAGGTGGACCTGCAGGCGAGTACCGATGGCGGCCAGACCTGGCAGGATCTGGGAGGATTTACCTCAGCCGGCGGTATTGGGACCATGAAGGACGGCACGCAGCGCCAATTCACCACATGCACATGGAACTTTCAGGGCGTCCCCACTCATGTGCGCGGATCAATCAACGTGGCCAATGGCCCTTTGGTGACATCGGTCTCGATCAGCGTAGGCTGACATGCCCACCTATGTCAGTACGTCCTCGGTCAGTGCGGCTGGGGTGTCGTCTGTCACGGTCTCACGCACCTCGACCACGGGAAATGGCTTACTCGTTTCGGAAGGGTGCTACAACGCTGTCACGGGTGGGCCGACAAGCTTAACGCTGACCGATACACTCGGTGAAACGATCGGTTCACCGCTTGAGACGGTAGCTCCATCGGCGTCATTGCAGGAGTCCAGACTTCAGGCGCATGTGATCCTGGTGGCCCATGGAGGGGCATCGAATACGTGGAAATTGGCTGCGACCGGCGGCCTTGTCGCGAACACCGACATCAATCTTGATGTAGCCGAATACTCCGGATTGGATTCGGCGCTGGCCACGGACGGTCACACTCACGGCAGCACCAACGGCACGAATACGGTCAATACCGGCAATATCACCACTACCAATGCCAATGACCTGATCTGGACGACCTGCTGGGATCAGACGAACGCCCAGACGTTCACGTACACTTCTGGGTTCACCGGCAGAAACAACAACCAGAATCCAGACGCCGAGACCTCTGACCAGGCGGATCAGATTGTTGGCGCCACCGGAACGTACAGCAATACGTTCACGGGAGGCACATCCAGCAATGATCTCCTGGCGATCATTATCGCCATCAAGGCAGCGAGTTCTGGCGCGAGTGGCTCGGCGGCGATTTCCGAGACGCATGACACAGTTGCCGGAGCGGGTACGCTCTCGACGAGCGGATCGGCAGCGATACATGAGGCTTCCGACACGGTCACGGGCACTGGCGCGCTCTCGACCTCCGGCTCTGCATCGATCACGGAAGGCGCTGACGTTATATCCGCGACGGGCGTCGCCGGCATCGGTGGAACCGCGGCGATCGCCGAAGGAGCCGATGTTGTCTCGGGCTCT